TCAACGAAACGATTCATTTTGAATCCATTTTCGTCACAAAATTCACGGAGAAGATCTCGGATTGAAACCGATACTTGTATTGAAGTCTTTTCTTCTTCTGTAACCATTATGCATCATACATATGATGCTACATTAGAAAAGATTAGAAAAGATTAGAACGTCAATTTTTATATTGATATCCCGATTTTAACAACATTATATCCGGTTCATCTCTCAATCTATTTCTATAAGGAGACATGGATATGTTTACTCCCCACCCGAGGAAGTCCATCAATGTCTCTTTGGATACAAACCCTTTGTTCTTAATCAATTTTAAAATATCACTGTATCGTGGGGTGTCTTTCGTAAGTTTGTCGAATTCAAAGACGTCCCAGCCACCGAACCAATCTTTTACAGTATTATTCCATGTAAGACGTTCTACAACAGACTTCAATGTATCCGTGTGAGTTTTTCTAAAATTCGGTTCGTCTAAAATTTTATCTATTTTTGAAAGAAAATCGGAGTCTGTCGTGAAAAACAACGGATAGTTTTTCCCAACCATTTCCGGATAACAAAGTCGGTTCGGTAACAAGTATGGAAGTCCCCGACTCATTCCATCGGTGGCGGATATTGACCACGCACTGTAATCTTTGAAGAACCCTACCCCTACGTGCATTTGTTTTAGAAAATTGGTATATTCTTTTCGATTGAGACACACCTTCTTTATATACGGCCGTTCTTCTTCAGCTAACGTAACATACACTGTAAAATCTTGGCGTTTCTCGTAAAGTTGGTCCATCGATTTCAAAAATTCATTCCACCCAGTATATTCGTTTGGACGATGATTGAAAAGTATTGACCTTGGAATCAAATTTGTATTATCACCTACATCCGCATCGGTTCCAAGATAGTGAGGTTGGAGTATCCTTTCCAAGTCCTCCAAGACAGACTCCGAGTAGAACTTGGCAGACTTTTTGAGAATCAGATCCTTCAACCACACAGAATTTACTCCACACTCTTGCATCTCAAGAGTACCCGCAATGTTGTTCATAAACACGTTCTTTGAGTATGCTGTATTTTCGTCAACTTCGTACCAATGACAATATCCTATGAACTTCGGACGGATATTTGTTTGATTGTTAAATAGATTAGATAACTGTAGAGTGTGTTCTGGCAAATGACTGTAAACTATGTCGTAATCATTTTTTCTCCAATCCACAAGGTTCATAACCTTCTTGAAGTCAAAATTTATCCGCATGGAATTTGGATACGTAGGAAAATCCAATATAAGTTGTTCAGTGTTTGGAAATTTCAGACTCTTGACTTCTTTGGGGGTGACAATCGACCAAAATATTCCAGGAACAAGTTTGTTTACTTCCCGTATAACATTGGATAGAACAACCACGTAGGAATCCTTTTCCAAATCCTCGGAGTAGGTTATGTTCGGCCAAACTAGAATTCTATATTTGGATTCCACATCAGGCACATCATATTCAAAAAATTCACTCATGGTTTAATACCTTTTCCCAATTATTGACCAAAGGTTTCACAAAGACAATTTTTTTCTTACTTTCGGTCACTTTATATCCGCTGCCGTTATGTTCTCCTAAATATTTTCCATATATCTTCAAACACTCTTCACGATTCTCTCTGGCAAGTCGACCCCGTTCACCCTTTTCTTTGGCCCATAACAACAAAGGAGACTTTTGAATGCTGGCACCGGATGTCATCCCCACTTCAATCCAATTGTCACTCCTGTAACAACTACCGTTTCTCGATGAATGTCCGTCTAAATCACTATCTCTGTCCGGCTGAACGAATGTCTCCAATAAAATCAATCTATCTCCATATCGTCCTAACCAATCTTTAGAACCCACTTCTCTCAACTGTTTCAAACACATACTTGCTGCATTCTTTATAGTAATGTTATCCCGTATTAAGCAAAATCTACTATTGTTGGCAAGTTTATTTAGATGTTTCATCTTAGTTTCATTATTCCACCCAACAAATTTATCACGACATGCAACCGCAATCGTAGCGCTGCTCAATCCGACAGCGCCGACGTGGTTTCCACTTTCCCCCTCGTAAACCAAATATCTAAGGTTTCTTGTCGGAGAATCTTTATATTTTACATAGGAGTGATATGTGTTTATTGTATCTCGGAATAACTTATTTTGGGGGGGCGACTCACAACGGACAAGAAGGATTTTGTGTTTTGACTTTTCTATGTCAAAAAACACATCTCCTTTATTGTATAAGTTTTCGTTCACATTACACTCGCAAGAGTCTCTCTTACAATTTTTCTCAACCCTTCATCAGTTCTAGCAAATGTATAGTTTCCACAGCGGGAATCTTGCCACTCAATTTTACAATCACAAATTCTTTTAAGCATCGGTTCATTTTCAGCTTCATCGGGAGAAGCTGGTTGAGTATATACAGTTCCAATATCTGTTAACTCGTATTTTGATAAATGTATCAATTTTCCAGAAAGTTCTGTTTGAACCCAATACGCTTCATCATTTGCATATTTTGCGAAACGAACGTCGCTCACAAAACATACGTCTGCTTTGCTTGACCGAATTTCCGGTTCTAACATATCTATCCAACATCTGCCTTTTGACCACTTACGTTTGACTCCACCATACCATATAAGAAATGGTCTAAAAATAGTCTTCTCTTCCGTTATTTCTGACCACACATTAAGTCCTAATTTGGTTTTTAAAAACTCCTCACAATCTCGTTTTAGGTATGTTGCCAATGCAAAGGTTTGAGAGGTCATACCATATTCTTCTTTCAAGATGTCGGATGATATATCACAAAACAAATTTTTCCCTACTCTGGCTGCACCAGATACTCCTATATATTTAGTCTTCATTTCGATTTAAAATCTTTTCTATCTCTTTATCAGAGAGTCCATATCCTCTACACAATTCCGTTAAAGCATCCACTCCATTTTCGATGCACATGAAGGTCTTACAATAATCGTTGGCATCCGACTTGCTTACTCCATATTTAAGAGACACAAAACCAATCAATTCTTCGTTGAACTTCTCACTCTTACTTTTAAGATACGGTGTAAATTTTACAGGATTTACTAATGCACAAGCTACCTTGTAAAAAGAGTTGCTATCCATCTTATCAAAAATCTTAGTGAGGTAAGATACTTCATTTATACAAGAACTATCCATACTTAAAAATCTACAAATCATGTAATGATTGAACGATTTCTTATCCCCCTCAGTTAAAGAACTGAAATACTTTGGATTTTTTACATTACGTATCTGATTGATGTGGTCAAATAGAGACTTATTCTTTGGAACGTCTTCTGTCGAACTTTTCTTTTTTGATTTTGCCATATCGGTTTAAAGCAGTCGTCTTATTGAGAGATGACTGTATCACATTACAATGTGCGTTCAAAGAACTTATATCCTTTCTGATAATTTTATTGTTCTCGTCCTGATTCTTTAGGTTCGTTTCAATCGAAGTCTTATACTGGAAAAAGATGTATGCCGATAATCCTGCGACTATCGGCATACAATTTGGAAACAACCAACACACTATTCCGACGATCACCGAAATTGAAATTCGTTTAATCAATCGTCCGGAAGTGTGGGTTAGGAACGGGCAGCCAAGACATTCGCCTTGGCCAAGACGTTTCGTAGGACGCGAAGTTCGCTTCCGTAAATATCCACCCGGTCATTACTGGTGCGAAGGGTCAATCGACTACCCTGCTTAGCACCACGGAAAGTCTGCGAGACAAATGCTTCAAAATCACCGAAATTGTCGTAGACGAATGCTGTGCGGTTCTTCTTGTTTTTACGTGTTATCATATGTTTGTATTTTTTGTTTCGACTTTAACAACAGTGTTATATCGAACTTATGTTTAAGACTTTATCACCATCACCATTAACTGTCAACTACATTTCTAAGATTTTGTTTCTTATATTAGTCGAATTTGTATAAAACCCAAGGCTTTGCAAATCCAGCAAATTCATCCTGTTCAGGTGTAAATTTGTCGAAATTATCTCCATAGTGAGTTAGATACATCCGTTCCTTATATGATGGAAGAAGTCGACAGAGTTCTTCGTATGTCGCGTGGACTGACCCTGGACCGGAAAGTTGACAGTCGTGAAATATAGCTTCAACTGAACTGAAGTCCAGATGTTCAAATATACTCAAGTCGAATCTGGTGTCAGCGGTGAATATCACCTTATTATCTAATTGAAGCCCAGTTGACCAAAATGCTTTCTCCCAGCTGTTTACATCACCAGGAACATGAAACGTTCTGAATATCTCAAAATCTAAGATACCATCGAGTTTGATGTGGTATTTCTCTCTAGGCTGTCCAGATTCCCAGTTTGGTCTGACAACATCTATTAAATCGGTGAACCTCAAAAGACCGTCTTCATTTATCTCACATCCACCCTTTAAGGTTTCGTTCCATAAGGTTTGTTGATATTCGTGTGTGATAATAAATTTCGCCTTCTTTTTCTTAATGTAACGCATCTTTAAAAGAAGTTCTTCACAAGCACCTACATGGTCAGCGTGCGAGTGTGTGAAATGATAGTAGTCAAAATCCAACATATTTACACCGTGACTCTCAAGTGACACCGGAACCGAAGTTCCCAAATCCACAAGAATCGTCTTACCATACTTTGCGACAATAAGGCTTGTATTTGCATTTTTTCTGGCCCACGCATTCCCAACTCCAGCGAAACATAGAACTAATCCATCTTCGCTGTGTTTCTTTATTTGGTCTAACGTAGGAACCTTGGCATTGTCTTCTAGTGGTATGGTTTTCATAATTATTCAAAAAAATCTACACTTCTTTCGTTTTCGGTTGACCTTGTTAAGACATGACTTCCGCCTTGAATTTTGAGTTGAGTTGGACAAATATAAAATTGACCAATTTTGTAATCAGCGTAAGCAACCGTTCTCATCTGATAATAAACTTTTATGAGAGAGTCATCACAACTTCTAAATTCAATGTAATAAATTCGGGGATCGCTTAATCTGAATAATTGATTCTCCGGTATGTGAATATTGGTGTGAATTATATTCGTGGGATTGAACTCCACATAGGCACCTCGACCGCCGAAGACCACACGTTTATATCCTTCTGAAATTAAAAGTCCCGATTCAGTCACGAATCTGGTAGTATCGTCACCAGTTTCGGCTATTTGGATTTGTTTTTTATCTTCCAACTTCATTTAAATATTTCTCCTTAGCTTCATCATACGTCATACCAATCATATCATTGTAATAAAGAATGTCACCCTTTAACTTTGATTCCAACTTTAACTTCTTATATCTGTCAATGGCCTTTGGCCTCCACCAGTTTAAAATAGCGGATTTTCCTTCGGCATACAACGGTTTCAGCTTCAAATCAGATTCAGTGACTTTGTTACAAAGGAATTCCCGTGTATTTTCATAAAAAGAACTGTAGTAGGTTCCTCTTTCAAATCCATGTACATACTCCGAAGATTTTATTCCTAATTGACTAAATATCTTGGATATGACACGTTGTTTTGCTCCTGTCACTGGACCTGATACCCCTTCTTTCTGTTTCATCATTTCTGTATATTCTTCGGGATGGTTTTCCTGTAACCAGTGATGCCAAATCTCATAAACGTTATCGTCCGGTTTTATAGGCATTTTCCCCGCACTTGTTCCACACTTATGCCACCACTTTAAACTGTTATACATACTATAACTCCCATACAAACTGGTGGTCGTCATTCCTGCCATGACATTATTGTATTGGGATTTCCAAACATTTCTAACCACGTCAGTTGTCACAAGAGAAGCACAAAGTTTTCCTCCTAGAAAGTTATATCCAAACGGTTGAGTCGACATGATGCAACTTCCTATTGCACTGTTATTTATCTTTTTGTCACCTTTAAGTCTGTCGTCGGACGTCCATCCTATATAATTATCTCTATCAGTGATTGCTATGACGTCGCTTGAAATTGAAATTCCCCCAAGTAACCGTTTTTCATCTGAACCATCGTGAACAATGAGTTTTAAAAACCTCCCAGGAGTCTGGCTGAATTCCATCGTATGACAAAATAATCTCAACATGAGCCAATCGGATTCAGTTGAACTTGTGACTACTTCAATTGTTGGTGACATTTCTTCCAACTGCTTTACGGTTTCTTTCTCATCATTTATGTCAGTTGGTTTCCAAATTTTTGATTTTGTCACCGATGAGTTTGATACGAAACTTTTGTAAGATTGAAGTTCATACCACTTCTTATAAAATGTTTGTTCATGGACATCCATAGATTTTAACAAATTCATGTTATCTATGAACTTTTTCTTTTCAAGTTCATAATCGAATTCAATTACGTTGAAAAAATCACTAGGAGAACTCATATGTATTCTACGATAACATGACTTTCAAGAAAATCAATGTAAAAGAAACACTGTTTCATTATATAGAAATAGATTCGGTGAACTGTGTTTTGTTCGACTCTGAACTTGATGTACCCATTATACGAGGAAGTAAGAACCGAATCGCGGCTGTTATAAAGAACTTTAATCCATCCATAAGGATAAACTACTACACGACAAAAGAAGACTATATAAAAATAGGGAAAATATACGAAAAGAGAAAGGGGCACTAATTGTGCCCCTCCCATTCTTTGTTTTGATTTTTTATTAAGCCGTGACGGTCTGTTCGTTTGTCGTAGCGGGTTCAGCAACAGTTTCGGTTCCAGCAGTTGTTTTGATAGACACTACGTTGACAGAGAACTTCTCGTTGAGAAGAACCCCAGCATCGTTGATAGCTTCCCACGTAGACTTACTCACAGGAGTAGTGGCCATGATAATAGAAGGACGACCCTTGGGTTGGTGGAGAGTGCCGACCTCGACGATTTTTCCAGAAGCGACGAGCTTCTTTACGCGGACACGGAGGGTGATCGGGACAAACCCCTTGTTGAATTCCAAATGGAGAGACTCGTTTGTATAAAACCCGCCCTCAGGCAACGTAACCTCCAACTTAGTTCGGTTCTTGCGGCCGGTTTTGGTTGAGGTTGGAGCGGTGGATGTTGTATCGGTTTGTTGTTTCATAATTTTTTATTTTATCTACAATCTAATCTTATCATAAGAATCGTCTATGTCAACCAGTAACATTAAAATAGTTAATCTTTTTTCAAAAACATAGCATTCAGTGTATTGGAGATTTTCATCACATTATTCACATCTACAAATGAAGCATCTTTACCATACATTTTTTTGAAATCTTTTCTCAGTGATTCCGACAGCTCAATTCCGTCGGATTCTATAAAATATGAAAGTATCACGTATCCCATTCTACGGATTTCCGTTACTTGTAGCCGAGTGTGTTCCACTGCCGGTTCTCCAATGTAAACGATACCGTCATCACGTCTTCCTTGAAAACACGGTTGACCGTCTGAAAAATTTAGGAAGTATCTATCTTCTCCGAATTTTTGTGGAGATAAATTGTCTAAGATGGCCTCAAATGCTAAACCCTCTGGAGTTGTATTATTTGGAGACAATCGTTTAAATTGAGTTATTACTTTTTGTATAGAATCTTTGGTCGAATCGTATGCTAACACCACATAAGGGATCTCTCCATGTTCATTCCGCAGCGTGGTTCTGAAACTCACCGAGGTCTTTATATTAGAAATCATAGAGGTTGCTTTGCATACTGCAACCACACTTGTAAGTGTCTTGAACCACTTTGGCCCAGACATAGATGAACTAGCATCTACAGATATATGAATCGATATACTGTTAAATTTATCAACCTTTGTTGTGTAAAATATATTGTAATAGTCATGCCCCAATTCAGAAAGAAGTCTTCTATCAATTCTACCGGATATCTGTCTGTTGTATTTTGTCGATTTTACTTCGTCTCGTATTTGTAGGCGTTTGCCCAACAATCTCCCCATCACCAACCCCTCAGAGATAGCTTTCTCGTTCGGAGAGGTGATTCCTTGGAGATTTAATTCACAAGTATACATGGGAAAATTAGAATCATTTAATAGTTCGGTGGTCAGTTCTTTAACTACAACACACTCGATTCCTTTAAAATCCTTTTTATCATTCAACGACTTTCCAACTCGGATTAAAACCATACCGCTCTTATCAATCGAAGATACAGTCTGAGCATCTTTTTCATTCAAAACCGATTTTTTCAGATCTCCATTGATAAACGCTTTTTGACGGTCTATAATCTTGTTTAACTTGTCTACGTCGGTGCCGTCAGTTTCTCCAACACCCGATTCTAAATCATTGGGGTCTTCGGATTTTGATGGATTTACAACTGAATTTTCTGCATCCGTTCCACCAAGGGCATCATCCGTTGAGTTTTTTTCCGATTCATCATCTGATTCCGATGGTTCTTTTTTATCCGAAGAATCCTCTTTTGAATCAGTTGACGGTTCTCCGTCTTCAATCGATTCCGAGGACGGTTCTTGACCAGATGATGACGATTTTTCTTTAGATTTTGCAGAGTTTCCTCCAGATGACGATTCCCCTTTCTGTTTTCCGAGGTTCTCAAGTATAATTTTTGTAATCTTCACTGCGACCGTAAATCTATCCTGTGGAGTTTTTAGCCTAAGAACGGTCGGTATATCTATGAGGTCGTATATTTCTTCAAGACCCGGTAATGCCGACAAATCTGTTGCGGGGTTTGTGAAGTTTATTATACGAAATTCGTATGCAGATAAACTTGGGAATCTATAAGTTTTCGATTTTAACGCGGTGGAGTTAGATTCTAAGTTAAAGTATCTTTCGTAAAGGGATATGTAGTATCCTCTGTAGCCAGGAGCATCTCTGTAAATCAACGAATCGATGTATCTATCTTCGACATAATTCAACATCGTTTTCACCAGGGCGGCTACTCGTGACTTCGTTATATTTTTCTTCACCGCTAGATCATAAATGTCTCTGGGAGTTCTCTGCCAAAGCGTCTTTAATATCAAGAAGTCACTATGAACAATATGAGCTGCTTCATGTAGAGATAATCCTACAGCCACGTCGAAATCTTTTTTATGTTTTATGGAAGGTGAAAGGTAAATGACCTCACCATCGGTTGCATTTTTGTTCTTGGTGTTGAAGTGGACAGGAATCCGTCTATTAGTTAGAATGTTTACAAAGTTGCTTATAGCTTTTCGGTATTGGGCGAGGCGAATTAAGTGTAGATATTCTTCTGGTTCATCGTTTTTGATACCGTCATCTCCCATCCAAAAATCTGAGTAGACCGTTTCCATAATTAGAATGGAACCTGTGATGTTGGGACCGATGTTCCTGTGGTTGGAGGAAGCGCTGTGTTAGATGGTTTCTTGAAAGGGACTTGTTTGAAAAGAGTTTTTGGAAGATTTACGTTTACCACATATTTTTGAACAACTTGTTTTACATAAGTCCGTTCACTATCAGCACCACCTTCTTGTTCAAAGTTGGGATATATCACATTTTCAGCAATCTCCAATAGATCGAAACCATCTGTTAAAAGTTCTGCCATTTCCATAGTATCTCGTGTGGATAAGAAGTTCGATAACTGTGCATCTTCTTGTTTTAGGGCCTTTCTAGTATGTTCGGCGATATCAACGATATGCCTGAGGGTTTCTAGCAAATCTGAGTCTTGTATATCAAATTTAGTTTTTAACAAGTTAAATTCTTCGTCGGCAGAAAGTGGATCCATCTCTATCTTGACACTGAATCTGTTCATTAACGCTCTATCCATTATCTTTGTGGATGTATATTCATTTCCTATATTAGCGGTGGCAATGAATGATACTCCGTCAGCGACGCGAACTACGTTTCCGCCAGCTTCATCAAGCCTTAAATATTTTTGATTATCTAAAACAGGCATCAAAATATTTGCTGCATCTGGGTGCGCCCTACTTAATTCGTCGAGAACAACCACCGTTCCTGGAGTTGATATTGCTTTCACAAATGGGGATTCTTGAAAAAACGTCCCAGCTTCTTTTGAGAATTGAGAATTTCCTATCAATGCTGATCGAGCGTCTTGTGTGCTACCAAGGTTTATAACAAACATCGGCCTTGACTTTTTATAAGTTACTTTGTAAGTTTTTGGTTTCATTTTTAATTCTATATTCTACCCACCGTTTTTTTGTTGCATCTCCTATTTTTTGTTTCCCCGATTCTGTTAAAAACGATTTTCCTTTTCTAGCTTCACTTATTTTTTTACGTGTTTTTTCAGAATAAATCTTTCCTTTATTAGCATCACTTGCACACTTTCTCTGAAATTCGGTTTGTGTTTTTCCAAACATAGGATTGGTTTCTCCTCGATTATGTTCCGTTATTTTTTTCCTATATTCTATGTTTGTCTCATACGCTAACTTGACCGCTTTACTAATTTTCTTTCTGGTTTCATCTTTTGTTTTAACTTTAGGTCGGTTCCCACTATCTCTCTGTATATTGTATGATTTTTCATCATTTATAGCATCATAACTATCTATCCAATAAATTTCTCTTTCTAAGAGTTTTGATAAATCTTTTCCATCGACATATTCTATTATTTCTTTTATAAAATTTTTCTTTCCATATTTTTTTATGGCTAGTTTTAATGCCAATCCGGAACCATAATAGTGTGGGTCGTTTCTGGAATCTTTCCCGATGTAGTAGTTATTATTAAGAACGTTTGTAGTTTTGTAGATTATCATAACCAATAAATAGAAGTTACTAGGATATTCCACACATTTATTCTACCTCTTCTATATTTAGAATGGAGACGGTAGGATCGTTTTTTAATGTGTCAAGTTGTTCATATGTGACTTTCTCTTCGACAACTTCTGTGAGGAATTCTGATAAGCACTGGCAAACGAAAGTTTTCCCACAACCGGTAGGTCCGACTAGAAGAACGTTTTTTCCGCGTAGGACACTCCTACACAAGTATTTCCATTTAAGGTCGCTTATTATCAACGACTTTGGGATGGATGAACTACACTCGGAGAGTCTCTTTTTAATATTAGTCGGTTGTTTCATCTTGAAACAGTCTATCATAGACGATTAAGA